CATCGCATGTTTCTGTTCTGCGATCGAGAACATCCAGATGATCTGTATATAACTTACAATATTGTATTACCATCACCTAGAAGATCTGCTAATACTATATCCATTCATAGAAAGAAAGAGAGCAATACGTTGTATAGCATTAATGCTCTCAACACAGTCATCAAAGAATGTAACAATGGAGTTCTGGACAAGAGTTTCATCATCCCATGGCAGCTTTACAGAAACTCTCTGTTGTTAACAGATGGCGACCAGCTCAGACAAATCAAATTGAAAATGCTCAAACGATTAGACGTTTAAACGATATATATAATATAGGAAATATCATGAAGAAACATTTATTGAAAGAACAGTACAGAAGACTTTTTAAAGGTAGAGCTGCAACTAATGATTCAAAATTATTATCAGAAAATTTCATGGATGATATGCATGATGTGGTAAGCCGAATTGCACGCGAAGCTGAAGATGAAGAAGATATGACAGATGACATTGTTGATGAGTTAGGTGATTTCTATGATGATGTACAAGACAGTGGTAATAATAAACTTATTGACGCATATGACGCATTAAGAAACACTACTGATGAAGGACCAGAAGCTCAGGCAGAAACCGCCCGGGCATTGTTAGATCTATTATAACAGATCTTAACTTTCGGCCCACCAAAAAAAAATAAAAAATAACCATTAAAAGACTTGGATAATTGAATCTAAGCACTTATATTAAGAATTAATTAGTATTGTATTGTTTAACCAAAAAAAGGAATTAGAAAATGGCAATTGATTTAGATGCGATTAAAAGGAAGCTTAATCAACTTCAAACGACAGGCAACCGCCGTCAAACGTTATGGCGCCCAGAACCGGGCAAGCAAGTTATTCGAATTGTGCCTTATCAGCATGATCGAGCAAACCCATTCCAGGAACTTTATTTTCATTACAACTTAGGCAAGAAGAACTTTCTGTCTCCTACAACATTCGGCAAGGCTGATCCAGTTGTGGAGTTCACTGAGAAACTCAAAGCTTCAGGTAATTCAGATGAATGGAAACTTGGCAAAAAGATGGAACCAAAGATGCGTGTTTATGCACCAATCATAGTTCGAGGCCAAGAATCTGAAGGTGTGAAATTTTGGGGCTTTGGAAAAACTGTGTATACTGAACTTCTTGGATTCATTGCAGATCCAGATTATGGTGATATCACAGATCCGATGGGAGGACGTGACATTGTTGTTGAGTTCACTCCATCAGAAGGTCCAGGAGCATATCCTAAGACAGCTATTCGAGTGAAACCAAATGTGTCGACAATGACTGAAGATCGAAATATTGCTGAGCAGATTGCAAAGAATCAGCAAGCACTTACGGAGATTTTCAAAGAGCCGACATATGATGAACTCAAAGAAGCTTTAGAGACATGGCTGCATCCAGAAGAGGAATCAGCTAGTACTAGTTCAGACGGAGTTCCTCCGCCACCGAAAGAGGGTGAGGTACCAACATCAGTAAATCGTGTTGATGATGTGTCATCGGCATTTGATGAATTATTTAACGATTAATTAAGGAAGGCTTATGAAGTCTAAAGTTGAGTTACAAGACTCTCTGGCTGGAGAACTCGCCAGTGCTATAAACAAGAAGTTTAAGAATACTGGATATAAGACAGCATACTTTCTTAATCAGGATACTGATTCGCCTTCAGAAGTGCGAGGATGGATTCAGACAGGATCGGATATGCTGGATCTGGCAATTTCAAACAGAGAGAACGGAGGATTTCCAGTTGGGCGTATCACTGAGATAACAGGGTTGGAAGCATCTGGTAAGTCTCTATTAGCAGCTCATGCATTGGCTAGTACTCAAAAGCAAGGAGGATTGGCAGTATATATTGATACTGAGAATGCAGTAAGTCGTGATTTTCTAGAAGCCATTGGTTTGGATCTTGAAAAGATGTTGTATGTGCCGTTGGATACCATTGAAGATGTTTTTGAAGCTATTGAAAGCATTGTTCTAGGTGTTCGTAACAGTAGCAAGGATAGGCTTGTCACCATTGTTGTAGATTCTGTAATGGGCGCATCCACAAAGATTGAGATGGCTAAGGAATTTGATAAGGATGGATATGCTACTTCAAAGGCAATCATTCTGAGCAAAGGTATGCGTAAGATCACTAACATGATCGGTCGTGAAAAGATTTGTTTGTTATTTACAAATCAGCTCAGAACAAGACTAGGAGTTGCATTCGGCGATCCGTATACGACATCAGGTGGTAAAGCCATTCCATTTCACGCTTCAGTCCGATTACGATTGAAATCAGTCGGTCAGATTAAAATGAAGAAGGATGGTGTTGATCAGGTTATTGGCATCAAGACCAGGGTTCAGGTTGTGAAGAACAGAATGGGGCCGCCATTGAAGTCAATCGATTATGACATCTATTTTGAGTCAGGTATTGACAACTATGGTGGATGGTTGAATGTCATGAAGGATTACAAATTGCTTAATCAGTCTGGGGCATGGTATACATATACTCGAGCAGATGGATCTGATGTGAAGTTTCTGTCCAAAGATTTTGAAAAGAAATTAGCTGAATTAGATGGACTGAAAGAAGAGATCTATGATGGCATTTGCAAATCTTATATCCTGAAATATAAACCAGGAGAAGATTTTGGAGTAGATGACATCGAGATTGATGAAGAGTTTGTTAATGAAGAAGGTTAATGCAGAAACGGTATAAAGAGCTGCTGCAGCAGATTGAGCAGGAACGGCAGGATGGAACGGGTAGAGATAAGAATTCTCACATAATGGTTATAGACGGTTTGAACACTTTTATTAGAGTGTTCTCTGCCGTTCCTGCTCTCAATGATGATGGACAACATATTGGAGGAGTAACTGGATTCCTCAGATCAATAGGCGCAGTGATACGGCAATTGAAGCCAACTAGATGTATCATTGTGTTTGATGGCAAAGGAGGCTCCAAGCGTAGAAAGAGTATTTACTCAGACTATAAAGCCAATAGAGCAAATAAAACTGCTTTCAATAGATATCAGGAATTTGCTTCATTGCAGGATGAACAGGACAGTATGCGTCGACAATTTGGTCGCATGATTCAATATCTGAACTGTTTACCAGTTACCACAATGTCCATTGACAATGTGGAAGCAGATGACATTATAGCTTATATCGCAAATGAAATCTATACCGAGGATAGACAAAAGTGTACAATTGTATCCACGGATAGAGATTTTCTGCAATTAGTTAATCACAGAATCAATGTTTGGAGTCCCATAAAAAAGCGCTTATATACTCCAAGTCTTCTACAAGAAGAAATAGGTATAAATGAAAAGAACTACCTCTTGTACAGAGCGATAACGGGGGATAAATCGGATAATATTGAAGGTATCAAAGGAGTAGGTCTAAAGTCGCTAATCAAACATTTTCCGATGATGACTGAAGATCGTGAAGTGTCTGTGAATGAAATTATTGACTATGCAGTGCAACAGGATTCCAAATATAAAGTTGTGAAAACGTTAGCAGCTGCTGCCGAACAATTGGATCTGAATTATAGATTGATGCAACTCAAAGAAGTGGACATTAATGGCAGTGCTAAAATGTTCGCTATGAATATGTGTAAACAAGATATTCAGAAACTAGATGTATTGGAATTCAAGAAAATGTTCATGCGAGATAAGATGTATACAGTTATCAAAGATCTGGACAGTTGGTTGAATTCGTCATTTATGTCACTAAATGCTTACGGAAGCATTTGATTATTTAAAAAATTTTATTATATTATGTAAATGACAGATCGATTATCAAGTTACGGATATTCATTTCAGATCAAGGTGATTACATCACTGATGACTGATAAGACATTCCTACAGCAAATAGCAGACATACTTTCTCCGAAATATTTTGAATCAGAAGCTAACCAATGGATAGTCGATATTGTTCTTAAATATCATCTAGAACACAAATCATCTCCTACTCTTGATGTGATGAAAGTGAAATTAGAAGATGTTGAGCATGATGTGCTTGTTACACAGATCAAAGAACATCTAAAAGATGCTTGGAAATATACTGAATCAGATGATCTAGAATTCATCAAAGAACAAGCATTAGACTTCTGTAAGAATCAGGAAATCAAGAAAGCCATCATGAGTAGTGTTGAATTGCTCAAACATGGTCGTTATGATGACATTAAGGTACAGATTGATGATGCACTCAAAGCCGGAGCTGATAAAGACATAGGCCATGATTACATGACCGCAATTGATGAAAGATATACAGACGCAGTTCGTCATGTACAGTCAACTGGTTGGGATGTGATAGATGATCTCGTCGATGGCGGCCTAGGCAAAGGAGAATTAGGTGTGATGGTTGCCCCAGCCGGTATTGGTAAATCGTGGGCATTGATGAATATTGGCGCTTCTGCTATAAAGAAAGGTAAAACAGTACTACATTATACATTGGAGCTCAATGAAGCATATGTCGGTCTGAGATATGACTCTGTAATAACTGGTATTGCAAATCAGAATCTGAAACATTATCAGTCTGAAGTAAAAGAGAAATTGTCTAAAATAGACGGCGAATTGATTATCAAACATTATCCTACTAAGAGTACATCAGTACTGGGCATCCGAGCTCATGTTGAG